GCAGCAGGTTCACCAAACGTATTCGCAGGTTAAATTATGGCAACTAGATATGCAATGGGTCTTCCAACAATTGAAGCAAGACCAAAGAAAACAAGACAAGGTAGAGGACAGCATACCAAGTATGGTGCTACCTCTCGTAACAAAGCAAAAAAGAGGTACCGTGGCCAAGGCAAATAGAATCGTAGATGGAAAAAGGAATGCAAATATTCCTGTAGATATGTCTGATCACTTCTACGATCATGGAAATGAATATTGTAGATATCTAATTACCGATCCTAGATCAGATAGGAAGGTAAAGAATGTTAAAAAAGAAGTATAAATATATCTGAAGGTAAACTTTGTCATATAAATGGCGATAAAATCGAAGTCGTTTAGAGACTTCTCGTTGACATTTGAAAAGAACGCAGTAACAAATGATGTTTTGTCACTGAAGAACGAAGCAGCCATAAAGGAATCTGTAAGAAATATCATATTGTATAATTTTTACGAGAAACCTTTTGATCCTATGTTCGGTGGTAATGTAATTGGACTATTATTTGAGAATGCTAGTCCCTCATTACAGACGGAGTTACAGGACAGAATTGCTGATACAATTAACATTTACGAACCAAGGGTAGTTCATTTAGAAACTAAAGTTAAATGGACAGAGGATCGTAACAATTTAGATGTATCAATCCGTTATGTAATCTTAGGTATACCTCCTACAGTAGATTCACTCGAGCTTGCATTGAAACCATAATGTCATTCCAACAGGTAAATGCCTTAGAATTCAACGAAATCAAGGCACAAATTAAAAATTATCTAAAATCACAATCACAGTTTAGCGATTATGACTTTGAAGGATCGTCTATGACGGTGCTTTTAGATACTCTTGCATATAATACTTACTATACAGCGGTCAATGCTAACCTTGCAGTCAATGAAGGGTTCCTAGAAACGGCAGTTTTACGTGAAAATGTTGTAAAACTAGCAAGAATGCTTGGTTATACACCTCGTTCTGCACGTTCTAGTAAGTGTACTGTTAATATTGCAGTACAAACACAGGTTACGACCAATGCACAAGGCGTAATTACTAAAGGATATCCATCTAGAATTACTTTACAGAAAGGATTGGTAGTTAATTTTACAGGTTTAGACAATAATAACTTCGTTTTTTCTATTGGACAAGACGTAATTCAGACTGTGGATAGTGGAACAGGAATTGCAACGTTCTCTAATATTGAATTATTTGAAGGAAATTTCCTCACAGACACATTTGTACGTAATACTTCTGAAAGACAACGTTTTATTTTAACAAATGATAGGGCAGATACCTCTACTTTACGAGTTTTAGTGACTTCTGGAACTGTTACAGAGCGTTATTTGCAAGCAGCAGACATTACGAAGATAGATTCTACATCAAAAGTCTTCTTTTTAGAGGAATCTGAGTATGGAAGACCCGAAATTATGTTCGGAGACGGTATTGTTGGTAGAGATTTGGCAAATGGAGACGTAGTAAGTGCTACTTACACTACTTCTAGTGGTACTGGAGCTAATGGATTGCTCCAATTTGAAAATATTGGAACATTTATCAACGATGAAGCTCAATCCGTGACTTCTGGCATCACAATTACGCTAGTTGAGCGTCCAGAAGGCGGTAAAGATGCAGAAACTACGGAAGCAATCAAGTTTGCAGCTCCAAAATTCTATTCTGCGTTCGGTAGAGCAGTATCAACACAGGATTATGAAGCAATTGTTCCAAATATTTACCCAAATGTAGCTTCAATCGCTTGTTATGGTGGTGAAGAAGCGGAACCTCCTGAATTTGGTAAGGTATTTTTAGCAATTAAACCTAAAAATGCAGATAAATTATCACTTTCGGAGAAAAATGTTGTTTTGAAGAAACTTAGAGAGTATTCTGTAGCAGCAGTTCAACCTACAATCATTGATCCATCCATTTTATACATTGATATTGATAGTTTTGTGTATTATAACCCCAATATTACACGGAAAGAATCAGATGTGATCAAAAATTCCGTATTTGCTACCTTAGTTGCACTCAATACTGGATCTGAATTTAATAAATTTGGTGGAAAGTTCAAATATTCTAAGCTTCAAGGTATAATTGATAGTGCAGACGCTTCAATTACTTCAAATATCACTCGTCTCAAGATGAGAAAGAACGTTATAGTTACTTTGAACGCACGAGTGAACTATAAAATATGTTACGGTAACCGCATTAACCAAGGAACGTCCACACAACCCACTGTTACCTCTTCAGGATTTGCTATTTCTGGTGATACAGTTAATACTTATTTCCTCAATGATGATGGTGCAGGTTTGTTGAGACTTTACTACATTAAGGGAACTGGTGAAAAAGAATACATTGGAGGTTCTTGGGGTACTGTTGATTATTCTATGGGAGAAATCGTAATTAACGATTTGGTGATTACATCAACAATTGCTTCTGGTAATATACTACAACTTAGTGCAGTTCCAGAATCTAATGACCTTGTTTCTTTGCGTGAAACCTATTTGACATTAGGTATAGATAATACGACTGTTAATGTTGTTGAAGACACTATCAGTAGTGGTTCAAATCTTTCTGGTACTGGAGTTGTACCAGAGTCCAGTTATAGTTAACAAGAATGGCAACTAATCAATCATCTTGGAAGGTCGGTCAGTGGACTACACCAACCACGACGGTTACAACTCAACCTGTACCGTCTGAGGTTACCGCTGAATCGAGATCTCAAATATCCCATAATATTCCTGGACAGTTTGCGTCATTCATTCAGGATGAATATCCTACGTTTATAGAATTTGTTAAAGCATATTATAAATCACAAGAATTAAGAGGATATTGTTTTGATGTTATTAATAACTGGGGTGATTATTACAATATTGACAATTATGGAAGTTTAATTGTTGAAACGGACTTAATTTCTTCAATGTCAACTACTTCTACAACAGTTGACGTTACTACAACTCGTGATTTCCCCGATGAAGGTCTTTTGATGATAGATGATGAGATCATTTATTACAAAAACAAAGGACAGACTATTTTTAATGACTGTTCAAGAGGATTTGATGCAGTAAAAGCGGTTGGAACTGCTAGTCAGTATGTTTTTGCTGAAACAACTGCTGCTGAACATGCTCTAGGAGCAAAAGTTGTTAATTTGAACAATATTTTCCCACTTTTCATGTTGGGACAGTTCAAAGATCAGTATTTGTCCACTTATCCAAAGAATTTTGCAGATGGAGTTACTGAATCTACTGTAATTAAGCGAATTAAGGACTTTTATGCGTCAAAAGGTACAACTAGGTCTTTTCAGTTTGTTTTAAGAACACTTTTTGGCGTAGAATCAGAAATTTCATACCCAAGAGACAGAATCTTCAAACCATCGGACGCATTATTCACTGCTAGAGAGGTAATTCGTGCTACAGCAGTTAGTGGAGACCCTACAGCGTTAGTTGGGGAAGTTTTATATCAAGAAAACGATCCAAGTGACCCATATGTTAATGAAGCACGTATTTACGTTAAAGGTGTTCAGAAAGTTTTCACTTCTTCGGGAGAAATCTTTGAAATTGACGTAGATACTAATAATTCTTCAGGAACCTTTGTAACACCTTACAAAACTACTATTGCATCAGATGTAAGCAATGCATTAGACTTTACAACGATCACAGTTGATAGTACTTTAGGGTGGCCAGAGTTAAATGGGCGTTTTAGAGTTCAAGATGAAATAATAAGTTATGAAAGCAAAACTGTTAACCAATTTCTTGGATGTACTCGTGCTAGAGAGGGTACAACTGCTGATGAGCACATTGCAGGTCAAGAAGCGTTTGCTGCATTTAAAATTTACGGTAAAAGTAACGTAGATGGGTCTGAAATTCAAATAAAAGTATTTGGTGGAACAAGAGGGATTAGTCTAACTAATGGTGGTAAATATTACCTTCCTAAGAGCAAGGTTACGACCCCTTTAGCACCTGGTTTTGATAGTCTTGACCCAATATGGGGTTCTTTCCAATATAACGTTAGAAGAGCACTTAGAGGGGTTACTGCAGAGTTAGGAACGCCTGCTGCTAATGGTTCTGTTCGTGTTACAGTTACCACTAAGGAAAAACATCGTTTGAGAAGAGATGACAAGGTTAGAATCCTAAATGCTGCAGAAGACATCTATAATAACGAACATGATGTTGTTGGTATCGTAGATGAGTTTAAATTTGAGTTTATTCTTACTAGTGCACCTACTCAACCTATATTATCAACAGATGGTGAATTTTTTATCTCTAGAGAGTTTGCATTTGGTACAAGTGTCTACACATCTATCAATGGTATAGTTTCTCAGTACACCGCTGATGTACAGAACGTATATAAGTCATCTGAGCATGCAATAGTCGCTAGTACAGGTATACCATCACATCCAATAGGTCCTTTTTCTGTAACAGACCCAGATCCAGGAAATCAAAGATATTTGAAGAGAATTCCAATAGTCCCTTCAACAAAAAGTACAAAAACACCAACTCCTGTTGGACAAGTTGGAATTGGTGTAAATGGGGTTCCATTTTTCTCATACAAAGGAACTAATACTAAAAAGTTTGGTGGAATCGCTACTATCACAAAAAATGAGGGTGGAGATGGATATGATATTGAAAACCCACCTACAGTTGAGTTTGAACCCGACTATAAGTTAAATACAACTTATGCTTCTGGAAATATTGTAAAACATGATGATAATGGCACTGTAAGAAGATATAGGGCATCAAATCCTGGTACAAGTGATAAAATCACATATCCAACACATGCAAGTGGTAGTGTTGAACATGGAACAGTCACTTGGGAATATTTGGGTTTAGGAGCATCAGCGGAAGCTCTTATTGATGGTAGAATTATTGCTATCAACGTAACTAGCGGTGGAGGAGGATATACCCGTCAACCTATCGTTTCTATTACTGGTGGTGGTGCACCTAACACTACACAGGCAACTGCTGTCGCACAAATTACTGATGGTAGGGTAACTGGTATTGCAGTAACATATTCAGGTGCTGGTTATACAAAAGCTGCATATCCACCTAACATATCAATCAGTGGTGGTGGCGGTGTAGGTGCTGCTGCTAGTGCTGTTGTACGTGGACCTATTGATGCAATAAGCATTACAGATCCAGGATCTGAGTATACTTATGAACCAACTATTGATTTAAAATCGGGTAGTGGTGCTGTAGGTTATGCATCCATTCTTAATGGAAAGATTGAAAGTATTATTGTTACATTTGGTGGTGCAGATTATTTTGGTTCTCCAGACGTTGTTATTAGTGGAGATGGAGTTGGTGCTACTGCATTTGCTGTTGTAGATCCGACTAGTAGACAAGTTACATCAGTTACTGTAACAAACAAGGGAGTTGGATATACAACAGGTAATACACAGATTGATATTGTGTATCCTGGTCAAGGTGCTAAATTTACAACCAATTTAACACAGTTGACTTATAACGAAGCAGCTACTGAAGATGAGATTAAAAAGAATGATGCTAATGCTGTTTTCTCAGATAGAAAAGTTGTAGACGATGCTAATGGTACAATTTTAAGAGGAGAGAACATTGGAATCTATGATGGTGAATATGGATACCTTTATAATCCAGAAAATCTTAGATATTACCTAGGAGATAGTATTGAGAAGAGAATTCCTACAACACAGGATCCTTCACCATGGATAGAACAGAACCCAACTGGTCATTCACCAATTATTGCTTGGGCGTATGATGGACATCCTATATACGGACCTTATGGATTTGAAGATCCACAAAACCAAAACCCATATAACTCATATATTCAACCAGGTAGTAGTTATAGAATAAAAGCATCTAGAGATGCCCTTCTAAGCGGTCTAACAGACCCTATGGGGACGTTTATTGAAGATTATGAGTATGTGGAGGGTCTAGGTGATTTAGACCGTTATAATGGTAGATATTGCGTAACTCCAGAATATCCAGATGGAGTTTATGCTTATTTTACAACAATTGATGGTGTTAGTGGTGCACCTAAATTTCCATACTTTGTAGGACCTAATTTCTACTCAGAAGCAGATGAAATTAACTGGAATGGTAATGGACTACAGAGAAACTTTACTGAAGATGCAATTCGCTTTAGAGCACCATATATCGGAACTGATAATGTTACTGCAAAGAGAAAAGCATTAGATTCAAGAATTGACTTTGTACTAGCAATGGAAGATAGTACAACATTAATAACATTAGAAAGTGGAGAGGTTTTACAATATATTGAAGATGGTATTGGTTACTTTAGTTACTACCCAACAATTCGTGGTGGTGTTGCAGAATCATTAACAGTTGCAGCTACTAATAGGTATTCATCAACTAATATTAATGATTTCCTTGTAGAAGGTGGTGGAAGTGGATATAAGGTAAATGATAGACTATTGTTTGATAATACTGATACTGGTGGTGATGGAGTAAGTGCCACTATCTCAACTATCACAGGTGAACCCGTTTCTACACTTGATTACGTTGTAAATGAGGATGATGTAACAACTGCTACAATAACTACAACCAATAATCACTATTTGGTTGGTGGTGATCAAATTACTGTTTCAATAGCTGACAATACTTATGAAAGAGAAATTAAAGTAAAACAATTCTCTTCTAAATTCCATTTTGAGTATTTTGACTTAGTGAGTATGGATTTGATTACTCCTTGGACAAATAGCACTTCATATAATAAACATGACTTAGTTTACGTTGCAGATAGAGTATACAAGGCAGCGGAAACAGCAACATCAAATTCTAGTTCTTCTAATTTCCCAACACACCTATCTGGCACAGCTACTGATGGAACAATGTCGTGGACATATGTTCGTAGACGTACAGATGGTAACTTAGTTCAAGGAGCATGGACTTTAAACAGTGGTGGATCTAATTATGCAGATGGTGTATACACTGATGTACCATTAACCACTCCTCAAGCTGGAAAAGATGCAAAAGCAACTATTGTTGTTTCTGGAAACGCAGTAACAGCGGTTACAATCACAGCATTTGGTACTTCTTTCAATGTTGGAGATACATTATCTGCTGACAATATTAACTTAGGAAATGCTGTTGGTGGTACTGGATTCCAACTTACTTTAACAGAAACATTACGAGAAGTTGTATGTCGTGGTAATCTTGCACATCAACTTGGAGTTGGTGATATAGTCAATATCTCAGGTGTCTCACCTTCGTCTTATAATAAGACAGATTATACAGTTGTTAGATTTGAAACACCTAGAAGATTTACTGTTAAAAGAAACTTTGGAAATCCTGCATCAGCTAATGTTGCTTCATCAGACACTTATGTAAGAGAACCTAAGTTCCAATACATTAATGGACATTCTTATAAGTTTGACGTATCAGATTCTACTCTTGATAATATAACATTAGCATTTTCTTTTGATCCAGCAA